GAAGCACGGTGCGGCCCAAAGGAAAAACTCCACAGAGTACACAGAACTTTTTTAATTGAAGGGAGAAGTTAGCATGGCAAAGGCGAAAGCAGCCAAGACTTACGACGAGCTTCTCGTACTTGCCCGGGAGTATGGAGTCGAAAACAACGCACTCTTTCTCGCGGCTGCTCGTCAGTATGATCTTCAGATGAAAGTCATCGACAAGATGCGCGATGCGATCGAAAACGGCGAGTCACTGACTTGTGAGAAGACATATCAGCCGGGTGAAAAGAACACCTATGCTGATCCGTTGGTCAAGGAACTGCCGAGACACGCGGATTCCGCGAATAAGACACTTCAGACGATGCTCGACATTATAAGCAAGCTGGGAAAGAAGTCAGAACAGGAGTCGGAGCTTGGCAAGTTCGCGAAAGAGTTCGGCTGATAACTACATATTGCAGTATTACCAGCAGATAGAAGATAAGTCCATCAACGTCGGGCGCTGGATAAGGCTTCTATACGAGCGGATCGTGGAGGGGCTTGAGCACAAGTCCTTTTTTTATGACCAAAAGAAGGCGCACAAGGCCATCGCATTCATCGAGCGATTCTGCCGTCATCATGAAGGCGTGCTGGGCGGTCAACTCATAGTCTTGGAGTTATGGCAGAAGGCTTTCCTGTCGGTCCTGTTCGGGATCGTAGACGAGAACGGCCTCCGAGTCTTCAATGAGTGCCTTCTCGTGATGGGGCGGAAGAACGGCAAGACTCTGCTCGCCTCGGCAATCGCGACATATATGTCGTATGCGGATGGGGAGTACGGTGCGCGTGTCTACATGGCTGCGCCGAAGCTTCAGCAGGCAAATATCTGCTACGACAACTGCTATCAGACGATCAAGAACGAGCCGGAGCTTGAGAAGTTCGCAAAGAAGCGCCGGACCGATATCTATATCGAGCACTCGAACAGCACGATCGCGCCGCTGGCATTCTCGGAGAGGAAGTCAGACGGTCTTAACGTATCGTGCGCGATCTTGGATGAGGTCGCATCGTGGCGCGGCGCGGCAGGTATTCGGTTCTATGAAGTGCTGAAGTCATCGGTTGGTGCAAGGAAGCAGCCGTTGTTGTTAGGCATAACGACGGCAGGCTATGAGAATGATGGTGCGTATGACCAGCTTATCCTCCGGGGGACGCGATTCCTGATGGGGGACAGCAAGGAAGAGCACTTCCTTCCAGTCTTCTACATGATAGATGACATCGACAAGTGGAATGACATCAGCGAATTGCAGAAGTCGAATCCTAACATGAATGTATCGGTCACGGCTCGCTATCTGATAGATGAGCTTGCCGTAGCTGAGAACAGTCTCAGCAAAAAGGCCGAGTACATCACAAAGTATTGCTGTCTGAAGCAGAACAGCTCACAGGCATGGCTCGACACGAAGACGATCGGACGGATGAGTGGCAAAGCTCTGAAGTTCGAAGACTTCGCGCATTCGTATTGTGTTGCAGGTATCGACCTGTCACAGACTACGGACTTAACGGCGGCGACTGTGGTCATCGAGAAGGAAGGCGAGCTTTATATCTTTGCTCACTTCTGGCTTCCGTCTGAGAAGATCCAGAAGGCGAGAGAGGTTGACGGCCTGCCGTATGACAAATATATCGCGAACGGCTGGCTGTCGCTGTCCGGTGATAACTTCGTGGACTATCACGATTGCTATCAGTGGCTTGTCGACATGGTCGAGACTTATGAGATCCTTCCGCTTCAGGTTGGATATGACCGATATTGCGCTCAATATCTCGTCGCGGAGCTCAAAGGTTACGGGTTCCAGTGTGACGATGTATATCAGGGCGATAACTTATGGGGAGTCCTTCAGGAAATGGAGGGACTGTTCAAAGACGGCAAGGTCCACATCGGCGATAACGATCTATTAAAGATTCATCTTCTTAACTCGGCTGTCAAGTTTTCGACAGAGCGAGGAAGAGGTCGACTCATAAAGCTGCGCCCGTCAGATCACATTGACGGCGTGGCTGCATTATCGGACGCGTTCTGCGTTCGTCAGAAATGGTACGCACAGCTCGGAGATCAGCTCCGGAATGCGTGAAAGGAGAGAAGATGGGGTTACTCGATAAGATTCTGGGTAAGAACCCAACAAGTCAGAATGTCATAGACAAGGGTCAGACGTTCAAGTTTGTCACGGGGTACGAGCCCGTCTTCCGCGACTGGCGCGGCGAGATATACGAGTCAATGCTCGTTCGTGCCGCGATAGATGCCAGGTCAAGACATATCAGCAAGCTCAAAGTCGAACTCGAAGGAACGGCGAAACCTGACCTTACCGCACGGCTCCGGAAGAGACCGAACCCGTGGGATACGTGGTCACAGTTCCTTTACAGAACGAACACGATCCTCGATGCGACTAATAACTGCTTGCTGGTCCCGATATTTGATGCAGGGCTTAATAAGATAGGCTTTTATCCTATCCTCGCGACATCCGTCAAGGTAGTCGAGTATAACGGGGAACTCTGGATCAGATACAAGTTCAGATCAGACAGGCTAACGGCTGCTTGTAAGCTTTCGGAGTGCGCGATCCTGAGAAAGTATCAGTTCCGGTCCGACTTTTTTGGAGAGAGCAATTCCGCACTGGATGACACGATGGACCTCATCTCGATGCAGAAGCAGGGCATCAAGGAAGCGATCAAGACTACGGCTTCTTATAAGTTCATGGCGGTAAATTCGAACTTCGCTCTTCAGAAGGACCTCGAAGCAGAGCAGAAGAACTTCTCAGAGAGAAACTTCTCTGCTGAAGCTAAAGGCTCAAAGGTGCTTCTTTTCCCGAACACCTACAAGGATGTGAAGCAGATTGACCTGAAGCCGTACACGCCTGATGACAAGCAGATGGCTCTCATCAACTCGAATGTCTACAACTACTTCGGCGTAAGCGAGAAGATCCTGCAAAACAGTGCGGTCGGCGATGAATGGGCGGCCTTCTACGAAGGTGCGATCGAGCCCTTCGCGATTCAGTTCAGTGAGACGATGACTTCCGCTTTGTATTCAGAACGCGAGATATCGCTTGGCTCTGAGGTGGTCGCGACAGTAAACCGCGTGCAGTATATGAGCTTCAACGATAAGAAGTCTTATGTCGAGGGATGTCTCGACAGAGGCGTGATGACCATTAACGAAGCGCGTGAAGTGTTCCAGCTTCCGCTCTTGCCGCCTGAGCAGGGCGATAGGTTCCCGGCTCGTGGCGAATATTACTTCCCACAGGAGGATGACAACAATGCCAGTTAAACCGGATAGAGAGTATCGGAACTTCTCAATCGAGAGAAGAGCAAAGGAAGAGGGCGAGCCGTCCTCTTTTTTAGTGCAGGGATATGCGAGTACATTCGACGAGTATCAGCTCTGGGAAGACTCCGAGATGGTATTAAGAGAACGCATCGACTCAAAGGCTTTTGATGAGGCTGACATGAGCGATGTCGTGTTCCTGCTCGATCATACGGGCCGTGTTTATGCCAGGACAAAGAATGACACCGTCAAGCTTTCGATAGATGACAAGGGCCTTTACACAGAGACAGACCTGTCAAAGACCACGGCAGCGCGTCAGGTCTATGAGGATATCGAAGCAGGCAACTATTCGCAGATGTCTTTCGCATTCACCGTAGCCGAGGATCACTTCGGCGAAGACCAGAAGACAGACGACGGAAGAACCATTTACACAAGGATCATCGACCGAATCAATAAGGTCTTTGACATATCAGCAGTCGGATTCCCGGCTAACCCTAACACCGACATCAGTGCAGCTACTCGAGCAGCCTTCGACGGAGAGATCGCAAGGCGCGAAGCGGAGCGACTTAAAGAGCAGAAGGCACGACAGGAGAGGGCCAAGAAGGAAGTCGAGCTGAAATTAAAACTTTGGGAGGTCGAACATGACTAACGAAGAAATCATGGAGATGACTTCCGAGCAGATCGAGGCCAGAGTCGCAGAGATCAAGTCTCTTCAGGAGACAGAAGATGCAGACTTCGAGGCTTTGAGCTTGGAGCTCGACTCCATCAAGGAAAGAAAAGCCTTCCTTGCTGAAGAGGCAGAGAAGGAAGCTCGCGCTGCTGTCATAGCCGGCGAGGGCGAAACCACAGACATTAAGCCACAGGAGGAAACACACATGGCAACTATCGAAGAGATCAGATCTTCTGCTGAGTATAACGAAGCTTATGCTCAGTACATCAAGACAGGCAAGGATACAGAGTGCAGAAAGCTTCTCACAGAGATGGGAAGCTCTGACAACGGCGCTAACGTCGTTCCCGTTCCTACATTCGTAGAGGATGAGATCAGAACTGCATGGGATAACAACAAGATCCTTGCAAGAGTAAAGAAGGCTTACATGAAAGGTATCGTTCGTGTAGGATTCGAGATCAGCGCTTCCGGCGCTGTTGTTCACGCTGAGGGTGCTACAAGGCCCGACGAAGAGTCCCTTATCCTCGGTATCGTTGAGCTGAAGCCTGCTTCTATCAAGAAGTGGATAACCATCTCTGACGAGACGATCGACCTGAAGGGCGAAGCTTTCTTGAAGTATATCTATGACGAGCTTACCTATCAGATTGCTAAGAAGGCAGAGGATGAGCTTATCGCAAAGATTAAGGCTTGCGGTACAGTATCCACCAACACACCTGCAACTAATGTTGCGGTGCCCGTTGTTGCAAACACAGGCACACTCTCTGCTGTTGCAGATGCTATCTCGGAGCTCTCCGACAAGGCTGCTGATCCCGTCATCATGATGAACAAGAAGACCTATTCCACATTCAAGGCTCTTCAGTATGCAGCTAACTATCCCGTAGATCCGTTCGAAGGTCTCGACGTTCTGTTTAATGACACGATCGTCGCTTTTGACGATGCTACAACGGGCGTTCCTTACGCTATCATCGGCGATCTCGGAGTTGGCGCTCTTGCTAACTTCCCCGAGGGTGACGGCGTTTCTATCAAGTACGACGATCTCAGCCTTGCTGAGTACGATCTCGTTAAGCTTGTAGGCCGCGAGTACATCGCTATGGGCGTAGTTGCACCGAAGGCGTTCGTTAAGCTCGTTAAGGAAACGGCATAAGACTGAATAGGAATTAGGAGCGTGAACATGAATACAGATGAACTCAAGATTTTAATCGCGGTCCCGTCTATGGATACCGTGGCGGCAGGGTTCGCTCAGAGCCTTGCTACTCTTCACAAGGTCGGTCAATGCTCTGTAAGCTTCGTTTGTGGCTCGCTGATATACGATGCCAGGAACAAGCTCGCGGCGCAGGCTATCAAGATGGAGGCGGACTATATCATGTGGTTCGACTCCGATATGGTCTTTGAGCCGGACACACTGGTCAGGTTATTGGAGACAGCCGAGAAGGAAGATGCTCACATCGTGAGCGGTCTCTACTTCAGACGGTCGGCTCCATATACTCCGGTCGCATTCGGCACACTTGATATAAGTGACGAGAAGACTAACTGGACCGACTACGAAGGGGAGCTCATGGGGGTTCACAAGGTCGGAGGCGCAGGGTTCGGATGTGTTCTGACAGATGCTCAGGTAATTCTTGAATGCTTTGGTAAATACGGGACTTGCTTCTCCCCGATAGGTCATGTCGGGGAGGACCTGTCCTTCCTTTGGAGAGCGAAGCAGCTCGGCTATGACACATATCTTGACTGCGATGTTAAGTGCGGTCACGTTGGGCACGTTATCGTAACAGAGGCTTTATACAAAGCGGTGAAAGGAGATTCCTATGAAGGTTAAAGCTAAAACAGCATTTTTCAACGGCAAGACACTCTATAAGAAGGGCGATGTCCTTGAGATAGAGACGGCAGCATTCAATCCTATCAACATGATCGAGATACCCGAGATCAAAGCGGAGAAGAAGGCTGCTGAAGTCAAGACCGTGAAGAAGACTACTAAGAAGAAGGGGTAAGCACTATGGCATTACTGGATGAAGTGCAGTTCGCATTGACAAGGATCGATTCGACGATATCGACGGCTGTCACGACGGAGATGCAGAGGTACGTTGATGCGGCCATTCTGGACCTTACGGAGACAACTGACATCAAAGCGTTCCAGGCTTCCGATGCTGATGCACTTCAGAAGGAAGCTATCATCGCTTATGCTCTGTATTCTTTCGAGAAAGATCCGACTCGCAAAGACAAGTACAAGGTCGCTTATGATGACCTCAAGACAAAGATGCTCATGAGTTCGAAGTATTCCACGCTCGGAGGTGAGGTCGATGACGAAGATCAATAAGATCAAGCTCATATCTCAGACCTCCGATCAGGATGAGATCGGACAGATCACTCCGAAAGAGACCAGCAAAGAGATCATAGCGGAAGTCGTAAATGTATCTCGCACTGAGTTCATGGAGGGCTCGCAGAACGGTTTAAGTCCTGCGTTCTCGTTCCGCATATCTTCGTTCGGCTATTCCGGAGAGAAGACGGTCGAGTATCTCGGCGCACGGTATGAAGTATATCGCGTATACGAAGCCGATCAGAACTACATCGAGCTTTATTGTCAGTTTGCCGTAGGAGTATGACTTATGGAACCAGCAGTACGCATCAGAGGAGGCGCGAGCCTTGAAGCCATCATCAAGAACGCAGGAGAGGAGATGCAGGCGGCAGCCATCATCGCTTCAAAGAAAGCGGCTCACGAGGTTGGCTTACGGCTCAAAGCTGACTTGAAGGCTCGTTCACTGGCTAACGGATGGACGAACTATGCGAAGGGATGGTCCATGAGGACTAACGAATACGGCGTGACCATCTACAACCGGAAGCAGCCGGGACTCACGTTCCTGCTGGAATTCGGTCACGATGTCATTCGGAACGGCCGCAAAGTCGGCAGAACGCAGGCTCATCCTCATATCAAGCCTGCTGAAGAGAAGGCGATCATCGACTTCGAAGAGACAATCATCAGAGAAATGGAGGCAGTGCTCGGCGCATGATTGATTTATCAACTATCAAGACGGCATTCACGAGTTATAGATACTTCTACGGCTCGGCTCCCGTCGGGACACAGCTCCCTTATCTGGTGGGTATCGGTACGGACTCGGATAACTTCCTGGCTGACAACAAGGTCTATGTCAAAGCGAATGGATTCCAACTCAACTATTATTCACAAACCAAGAGCGAGACAGCAGAAGCCGAGATCGAGACGATCTTGGACTCGCTCGGCGTGATCTGGGATAAGCTCGAAAGCTATGAAGCAGATCAGTCATTCTACTTAATAACCTATAATTTTTGGAGGTAAACGAAAATGTCCAACAAGATCAAGTTCGGCCTTTGTGACGTTAAGTATGCCGTAGCGACTGAGACAACAAACCCTAACACGGGCGCGGTCACTACTTCTTACGGTGCTTATAAGGCCATCCCCGGCGCAGTTAATCTCAGTCTTTCCGCAGAAGGCGAGAACAGCAACTTCTACGCTGACAACGGCATTTATGTAGTTCTGGGTTCCAATCAGGGCTATTCCGGTAACTTCGAGTGCGCTATGCTTCCCGAGTATGCTGAAGAGGATCTCCTCAGAAGAACAAAGGACAGCAACGGCGTTATCGTTGAGAATGCCAACAATTCTATCCCGACTCAGTTCGCTATGAGCTTCAGGATTGACGGAGATGCAACGAACAGGAGATATGTCCTTTATCGCTGCGCTCTTACCCGTCCCGACATCGCAGGCTCTACAAAGGAAGCATCTGTCACACCTGCGACAGATACGCTTAACATCACTTGCACACCTCGTCCGGATGACGGTATCGTCTTCGCTCATACTTCTGAAGACACAGATGCAGCTACACTTGCAGCATGGGAGTCTGCTGTTTATGTTACTGGTTCCGATCCCGTACAGACAGCTATCTCGCTCAATAAGAGTGTGACAAGTATCGTTGACGGCGCTACTGAGACGCTCGTTGCTACGGCTACATCCGGCGCGACAATCACATGGGAGTCTTCTGACGAGAGCGTGGCTACGGTTTCCAACGGAGTCGTGACTGCTGTTGATCCCGGTGTCTGCGTCATCATCGCAAAGGCATCCAAGAACAGCTCTGACGCTGTCGATACCTGCACGGTAACGGTCACAGCTTCATAAGCTGATCGCACAAAATCAATCACAACGGGGAGGCGCTGGTCTCCCCGTTGTTTATTTATTAAAAATACGGAGGCGTTAATTTATGGTCGTAAAAATTGGAGATAAGGAAGTCGAGATGGTCAGCTCCGCTTTGACTTCTTTGGCATACAAAAAGATATTCGGTCGGGACATTCTCTCGACACTTACTAACTTTAAGGCAGATAAAGCGGATCTCGCACAGGCGAATAACGCTATTGATAACGTGGCTCAGCTTGGCTTCGTGATGGCGATGCAGGCTAAGCTTTCAATCCCGGACTTCATGAAGCTGTCCGAGGTCAATTATTACGAGTGGGTTAATGAGTTCCAGTTCGGCGATCTGTTCGACGGAAACGTCATCGAGAACATTCTTGGAGTCTGGACTAAGAGCCTCGGAACTTCGGTAGAAGGAAAAAACGCAAAAGGCGAAGCAGTCGACCGTTAACCACGGCCTTGATCCTGCTTCGCGCAAAGCAGATGAACCTCAGCTTTGAAGAGCTGAGCATCCTGACGATAGGCGATGTCATAGATATGTTAGCAGAACAGGCTAATGACCATGTCGAATGGGACTATGTCGCTACGCAGGATGATATTAAGAAGTTTTTCGGATAGGAGTGAGCAACATGGCTAAAGGTGGCATAAAGGGAATTACCATCGAGCTGATGGGCGATAGTTCTAAGCTTGTCAAAGGTCTCGGCGAAGCTGAAAAGGCCGCACGGACTATTGATAAAAGTTTACGTCAGGTTAACCAGGCATTAAAACTTGACCCGTCGAATGTTGACGCTTTGGCCAAGAAGCAGGAACTCCTTAACAGAGCGATCGAGACCACGGGCGAAAAGCTCGTTCTTGAAACGAAGGCGGCAGATGCGGCAAAGAAGGCTCTCGACCTCGGAGAGATAACACAGGACCAGTACGAAGAGTTTGAGCTTCAGATATTGAAGACAAGCTCCACGCTTGCCGATCTCGAAAGACAGGCGCAGCAGACTCAAAGTGCTATTGACGGGATGGGCGAGGCAGAACTCGTCCCCGACAGTGCCGGAGAGAGCATTCAGGACCTTCACGATAAGACGGAACTCTTATCGAAGGGACTTGATGTCGTTGCAAAAGCAGGCGACATGGCCGGGGCTGCGCTTCAGAAGGGCTTTGAATTAGCAGCGGCGGCCGCTGAAAAGGTATTCGAAGCGGCAAAGCAGGTTGGTGAATGGTCCTATGACATATCTGAAGCCGTCGTTGACGCTTATGGCAACTATGAACAGCTCGCAGGCGGTGTCGAGAAGCTGTTCGGCTCCGCTGCCGATACTGTTATCAGGAACTCGGCACGGGCCTATGAGACCGCAGGACTCGACGCTAACCAGTATCTTGAGACGATAACTTCGTTCTCGGCTTCGCTGATCTCCGGACTCGGAGGAGATACACAGCTCGCGGCTGATGTCGCAGATCAGGCGCTCCGCGATATGAGCGATAACGCGAACACGTTCGGCTCGGATATCCAGTCGATCATGTCGGCATATCAGGGCTTCGCTAAGGGCAATTATAATATGCTCGATAACCTCCGACTCGGGTACGGTGGTACCAAGACGGAGATGATCAGACTCATCAACGATGCAGGGATCTTGAACGAGACCATCGAAGATCTTAACGATGTATCTTTTGCTGATATAATTCGTTCGATCACGGTCATCCAGGATCGCATGAATATCACAGGCACGACTTCGAGAGAAGCGGCCACGACTATCCAGGGTTCCATCAATATGCTGAAGGCTTCCTGGCAGAATCTCTTGATCGGGTTAGGTCAGGACGGTTCCGATGTTGATGCGTTGACAAATAACCTCGCGAACAGCCTCTTGACTGTCATTGATAACGTCAAGCCCGTCCTCAGACGCATGGCTGACCGCATTCCCGAGATCGCGCCGATACTCATCGAAAAGGTAAAAGATGCCCTTCCTGACGCGGTTGCGGTCGCGAGTGAGATATTCGCAGCCGTGGCGCAGGCGATCATAGAATCTGCGCCGGATGTGGCTAATACGATCATGGATGCAGTCGGACCTATCCTCGATCAGATATTCGGCGAGGGTACGGCTGACAAAGTCAAAGAAGCTCTTAACAAGCTCATCGAGGAAGGCCCGGAGCTGGTCAGTAATGTTGTAGAACCTCTCATCAGGCTCGGAAGCACACTGATCGAGTATCTTCCCCAGATAGTCGATGCTGCTATCCCGTTAATCGAATTTGTGGCCGAGCATCTTCCTGAGATCGCAGGCACTTTGGCTACTATCGCAGGTGCAGGAACGCTCGCGAACATCGCTTCGGGTGTCCTCAATATAGCTTCTTCGATATCTGCACTAACAGGAAGTGCCGGCGCTATCTCCGGGGCAGGTGCGGCTCTTGGTGAAGTCGGAACGGCAGGGGCGGCGGCATCCGTGTCGCTCGGGTCTATCGCATCGACGGCAGGCCCGATCGCGGTGCTGGTCGGTGAGGTCGTCGCTCTCGGAGTCGAGATCAAGACCTTCAATGATCTCATGGATCAGGCTCACAGCCAGGGCATCACTACAACGGAAGCGCTCGCAGGTGGGTTCCAGTATCTCGGAGAAGAGATAGCTTCCGCTCCGGCAGGGTTTACTCACTTCTATGAAGAAGTGGACGGTGTCACTGACTACTTCGCACAGTCCGGCGAGCTTATCGTCGGAGGCGTGCTTGAGACTGTCGACTCTGTCGTTAATGTATTCGGCGAGGGTGGCTCGACTCTGGCCGAGGATTGGATGAACACTTGCAACAATTTGAATGGAGCCATGACCGACGCGGAGCTCGATGCTCAGGCTGAAGAAATCATGCAGTCCATTCAGAACTCAATCGAGACTTCCGGAGCGGCGGCGACTGAATCGGTCGCTGACGATGTGGCAATAATCAACCAGTATCTTGATGCTCTCCGTGCAAACGGTGACATCGAGATCACGGCTCGTGTCACGACAGTCTATCAGGATGTCTACGGGGGCGCTGTCGGCAGAAACTCAAGGTCGACAAGTCTCGTCAATAGCGGTCAGGCTGACATGGCTGCACGGTACGCGCAGCAGGAAAGACAGCATCAGACACAGCAGAGGATCGCTAATTCAGAGCAGACTCGCTATGCGAGACAGTATGCGGAACAGCAGGCTGAGCAGGGCAGAGCCGCTATTCAGGCTATCCAGGACACAGCCGAGACCGCTCAGAGAGCCATCGGAGGCGGTGGTTCATCCGGTGGCGGCGGTGGTGGCGGAGGCGGCTCCAAGAAGAGCGATGAAGAGCTGAAGTCATCAAGTGTCATCGAGGTCCTTGAGTCGATCAAGGATATGTTCTCAAAGCTCCTCGAAAAGTTCGGCATTCAGACCGAACCGACAGAGTATCAGAATAATGTCAATCAGATGATAGACGGACTTCTGAAGGCCCTTGAGAATAACTACTCCGATGAGGCTATCGAAGCCGCAAAGGCTGAGATACAGAAGACGATGAGTGCTTACGGGATCTCCGGCGAGATGAATGCCGAGACACTCGAACAGCTCAGGAACATGGTCAATAACCCGACACAGAACATGGAAGCATTCGGCGAAGTTCAGGCTTCCGTCTCGGCTATCCAGGCCGCGACGGTTGACTACACTCCGCACTTCCAGAATATCGAGTCCGTTCTCGGAGAACTTCTTACTCTGAAGCTTAACGAGACCGACACGATCAATGTCTATGTCGGGAACGAACTGCTGGATTCCTATATTCAGCAGAGTATCGCTAATCAGGCGGCTATAAGTGGAGGTGTCGCGTAAATGTTAGGTAAAGACTATATCTATGTGAACGGCACGCTCATTCCTGCGCCTGCGAGCTTTACTATTAACTACGATAATGTCGAGGACGTAAACCAGTCTGAAGCCGGGACTGACAGAGTCGCTGTCACTCGGCTTCAGAAGGTTGCCTTGACTATGACGTTTCAAGTGACTGAATTCTGGCGACAGAAGCTTCTCGTCTACGGACAGGATAGCCAGGTATCGCTCAAGATCGGAGCTTCCGGGGCTGCTATGTTTGGAAGG